TCAAACCAGGAGCGAGGACAATGATCTTGTTGTAGAAGGTTATTTCAGCGTTTTCAACGATGTGTATGAGGTCTGGGATGGTGTTACCGAGAGCATCGCACCAGGAGCATTTACAAACGTTTTGAACGATGATGTTCGTGCTCTTTTCAATCATAATACTGACTTGATTTTAGGCCGCACTACAAACGGAACTTTGGAATTAAGACAGGATGATGTTGGTTTGTGGGGTCGAATTAAACTCAATCCTAAAGATAGTGATGCGGTAAATGCTTTTGAAAGAATAGCTAGGGGTGATGTTACAGGTTGCAGCTTTGGTTTCGACATTAAGAGTGAAGAGCGTACCGTTTCCGATGATGGCAGCGTTCATTACACGATTAAGGAAGTTAATCCGCTTTATGAAGTATCACCTTGCGTTTTTCCGGCATATTCAGCAACACGTATCGAATCACGCCACATGAATGAAGAAAACATTAAAAAGCGTGAATTGGTTGAGTGGAAAGAAACCATGAAATCTAAATTAAAAGGAGAGTAAGAAAAGATGGCATTAAGAGCATTAATGGCAAAAAAGAAGCTGGAAGAAAAAAGGAAGGAATTAGAAAATCAGCGTTCAGTAATGGCTGATTTTTTAGTTAGAGAAGCTGACCTTGAAAAATCTATCGAGGAAGCATCTACCGATGAAGAAAAAGCCGCTGTTGAAGAAGAGATCGGTAAGTACGAAACCGAAAAAGCCGAAGCTGAGGCTAAAGAAAAATCGTTAGGTGAAGAAGTTGAAACATTGGAAAAGGAACTTGCCGATGTTGAAGCTGAACAGGACAAAGAGCCTGAAACCAAAGAAGTTCCAACAAAAGAGAAAAGGGAGAAAAAAGTAATTATGGAAAAGAGAAATCTGTTTGCTGATATGGATGTTCAGACCAGAACTGCTATTTTCGATGATGAAAAAATGCAGAATTGGTTAGGTGAGATTCGTTCAGCTATCAAGGAAAAGAGAGCCGTAACCAATGTCGGTTTGACTATTCCTGAAATCATCCTGCCTATTTTAAGACAGAATATTTTATTGTATTCTAAACTTTACAAACACGTAAATGTTAGAAGCGTAAGCGGTGAAGCAAGACAGAACATCATGGGCGAGTTCCCAGAAGCAATTTGGACAGAGTGCTGTGCCAACCTGAACGAACTTTCATTAGGCTTCAATGATTGGTCTTTCGATTGCTACAAAGTAGCAGGTTTCTTCGCTTTGTGCAACGCCAACATCGAAGATTCAGACCTTGATCTTGCAAGTGAAGTTTTACTCGCATTAGGCCAGGCTATCGGTAAGGCAGTTGATAAGGCTATCCTGTTCGGTAGAAATACAGCATCAAACAGCAAGATGCCTTTAGGTGTTGCTTCACGTATCGCCCAGACTTCACAGCCTGCTGATTATCCGGCAACTGCACGTACCTGGGTTGATCTTCACAGCACACACGTTGTATCAATCGGTACTGCTATGTCACCTGTAACAGGCGTAAATCTGTTCAAGGATATTATGAAGTCAAAATCAGTTACATACAACCTTTACAATAGAAATTCTATCGTTTGGGTTATGAACGATAAGACTTACAACGATATTAAGGCAGAATCAATGAGCATCAACGCTATGGGTACAATCGTAGCCGGTCTTGATGGCACTATGCCTGTTGTCGGCGGTCCGGTCGAAGTTCTTAACTTCATTCCTGATGGTGTTGTAATTGCCGGTTACTTCGAACTCTATGATCTTATTGAAAGAGCAGCTAACAAGTTCGCTTCAAGTGAACACGTTAGATTCTTACAGGATCAGACAGTTTACAAAGGAACTGCAAGATATGATGGTGCTCCAATTATTTCAGAGGCATTTATGGTATTGCAGATCAACGGCGGCTCATTGGATGTAACTGCAATTCAGTTCCCACAGGACACCGCTAACCCTACATCTATCTAATTTTTAAAGGGGCAGAAATGTCCCTTTTTCAAAGGAGAATTTATGGCATATACACCAGAGCAAAGGGCAACACTTTTGACAATGCTTGAATATAACCTTGAACTGATTTTTGACTACATGGATGATACTGCCAAAACTCAAAAAGAAACTCAATTAGGTTATTTCATAGATGCTGCCATTGAGTTTATCGAGCGTGAGGGCATAGAGATCGACTACACGAAACCGGGTGATAATATGCTTATCACTATGTACGCTAGTTATCTTTATGAAAAGAGAAACGATGGCGTTAGTGTTATGCCGAGAGCCTTACGTATCAATTTGAATAATAGATTGTTCCAGCAAAAAGCAAATGCGACATGATGGTGTTCTGTTTGTTTGCGACTTGACTAATACAGCTGAAAACGGAGAAATGCCGAAAGAAGAACTAACCAAGATCAACAAGTATTGGTTTGAAATGCGGCCTATTTCCTTTTCAAGAGCGTATCAGGCTAAAGGCGTAAATGAACAGGTTGATATTGTGGCAAGAATACCTTTAGACACTTCCATACACATAGGCCAGTACGCTATGTTGGGAAACGGCGAGCAGTATAGGATCACGAACATAAATCACTCGCAAGAAGAATTTATCAGAACAAAGTCGATTGATTCAAAATACTATCGCCAGCCAATTATCGTTGGTCTAAAGTACACCGATTTAACCTTATCAAGAATCGAGGATTATTATGCAGTCGCTGAATCAGACACTACTGAAAATCAAGACAGCACTAACGGCGATTGAAGAATTAAAGGTCTATCACTATTGGCGGCCTAGATTACAAGCACCTTATTGTATTTGGGCGGAAGATGGCGAGGGTGATTCTTTACACGCAGACAACAAGAAAAAAGAACAGGTCATTAGCGGAACAATAGATTATTTTACCAAAGAAGAATTTGATGATAATGTCGATGCGATACAGGAAGCGTTAAACGATATTGAAATAGGTTGGGAATTGTCGAGCGTAGATTACGAGGATGAAACCAACCTAATTCATTACACATGGACTTTTGAAACAGCATGAAATTCCGTTTTACAGGATTGAAAGAGTATGTCGCCAAACTAGAACGTTTATCCAATTCGGCCGTAGCAGAGGCTATGATCGAAAGGGCGGTCTATGAGGGATCGAAGATAGTCGATAACGAAACACGCAGAGAACTTAATGCTTTGCCTGTTGATAACAGACCATACGTTAAGGATGGTATGCGTACCAGCATTTTACAAGTTCAGAAAGATGCTTTGATTGCATCGTTCGGCACATCACCGATAGAAAATCGAAGAGATTTTATCAATGATAAGACAGGCGTTGATAGAAGTGTGAACAAGTTGAATCAGCCTGCGGTTGTAATTGCACGCAGACTTGAAAACGGCACTTCGTATATGAAGAAAAACCCTGTTTTTTCAAGAGCATCAAGAAAGGCGAGAAAACCTTGCCTTGAAGAGATGCAGAAAAGCCTTGATGAATCCATTGAGGCACTTATGAGATAAGGAGAAATTTAATGGCAAACGGAAAAGTTATTACAGGCTATTCTAAACCATACGTAGCACTTTATGCCAACAACAACGGCACCGTTAGTTATTCCAATGGTATGCCATTGGCTAGAGGCGTAAATGTAAGTATTTCGCCGGAAACAGGCGATGTTGAAAATTTCCATGCCGATAACGTTATCGCCGAATCAGCTGGCGGTATGTTCACAGGCGGTGAAGTAACATTAACTGTTGATGGCCTTAAAGAAATTGCAAGAAAACTCGTTATGGGATTGCCGGCCGCTACATCTGTAACCGTAAACGGAACTTCTGTTGATGTTTACGATTATGATGATCGCCAGGCTATTCCTTACGTTGGAATCGGCTTTATCGTTCGTTACATGGAAAATGGTGTTGAATCATTCCGCCCATTTGTAATGACAAAGTGCATTTTCAACCAGGATGGTTTAGATGCCAATACCCAGGAAGAAAGCATTGACTTCCAGACAACCGAATTGACCGCTACTATTCTTCGTGATGATTCAACTTATCATTGTTGGAAGAGAGTTGCCGCCGATCAGGCAACGGAAGCAGATGCTGAAAATGTTGTTAAAACATTACTTGGTATTGCTTTATCAATTTAGAGGTAAGAAATGGAAATCAACGGAAGGGAAATAAAGTTTTTACGAACTGTAAAGGCAACAAGCGATCTCGCTAAAATATGCCCTAACCAGGATATAAGCCGAATTGGGGAAATATTCAGTGAGAAGGACATATCAACAACGATAGAAAGCGGTGCTAAACTCATTCACTTTTTAAACGAAGGCTATGAAATGAATAAGCACTTTAGCGATCCTACATACAAACCTAACATCATTTCGGTTGATGAAATTATGTATTTGGATGATGAAACCTATACAAAATTGATTCAATCGGCGATGGCAAGTATCGGTGTAGGTGCAGAAACTACGATCGAGGTTGAAACGCCAAAAAAA